CCGCCAGCAACTGCCAGCGGTCTAGTGTAATTAAATTTTGAATTTCTTTCTATTTATTTTGTGGTAATCAAGCCGTCAGGTTCGATTGTAAATTCTGGTTTGTCTGCCAATCTACCATCAGGAAGTAGCAAGTACCAACCATCATTATATTTAATGAAGCAATCGGATTTCATGTCTCCATTGGTTGCATCGAGGTAGTACCACTTGTCGTAGTATTTAACCCATCCTGTCTGCATAGCTCCATCACGGTTGAAATAATACCATTTATCAGCAACCTTCTTCCAGCTTGTAGCCATGTAGCCATCTTTGTCAAAATAGTACCATTTTCCGTCTGTGTGGAGTACCCAGTCGGATTTCACACAATATCCTTCGGCATCGAAGTAGAACCATGATTTGTTTTCTTCAATGTACTCAAATTCTGCCTTAGGATATGAGCCATTAGCTCTAGCATACCAATGCCCTTGATCATCCTTTTGCCAGCCTTTTTTAGGTTCTTCGGGTTGAGCATCTGGGTTGGTCAAGCGGTAGATATAAAAGTATGGTTGCCCGGCATAGTACCAGCGCTCGTCATGATCGTTGACTGAAATACCATTATACGCATAGTTACAATGAATGATATTGTCTTCATCGATAAACATTCCAGTATGTCCGAATGCTCCAGCACTCGCCCCACGTTTACCCCAAATGAAGATATCACCACGTTGAGCATCCCACGGACTGTTTTCTGTGATTAATTCATAACCGTTCTTAACAAGCCAGTCATGTTCGTATTCTGTATTGACTGCCCACCCAGCAGATGAAGCGCCGGCGCTTCTTAATGCATAATATACTGAACTCGAGCAATCGTAAGAATCCGGACCGTCGCGGTCTTCCATACTATAAGACACTTGTCCTTGTCTTGCTCGCATCCATGCAATAGCATTTTCAATATTAATTGTCATTTATATTTTTCCTTTCATTTTAAGGTAGTGTTGTAGGCCATGGCTCGCTTGTTAGGTAAGAAATAGAACTTACACGAATATCTCCGATGTCCCTATCGGTAGGGACTGGATCAGTAAACTGAAATCTCAGCATATTGCTATCTCCAGCACCTCCCAAGTACCATGTTCCGTATGGAGTGCCCTTGTCGTTGTAAATCCCACCAATCAAGCTAAACTCTGAACGGAAACCAACAGGAACTCCACCCAAACCTAGAATAAAGCAGTTTCTTTCTCGGTCAGACGGCTGGATAGAGTACCCAGCGCCACCACGCCTTACGATACCAAACCAACCCCACGACAAACCGCCGAATTGATACATGACGGTATCATTCTTTCTGCGTACTTTAAGATAAGATGCGCCTAGTTTTGAAACAATATTCAGCGTTCGCCAGCCAGTATCACCAGTTAAGACTTCCCAGCCTTCGTTGTTATTCCCCTTGCGCTTTATCCATTTCAAAGCGCCATTTGTAACATTGGTATCAACGTAAGTAGTTCCTACTGGTGCGACTACCTTTCCGTTTGGCATACCAGTGCCGTGGATTTCGTACTGGTTAACCTGGTTGTTTGCTCCTGTTGCAGTTGGTAGAGTGACATTTCCTCCACCGTCCGATAAGATAAGAGTATTTCCTTCAATACTCAATTTTTGAGGAATACCCACACCGTCGCGACCGTTTTCGCCTTTTGGTCCTGTAAGTCCGATAGGACCAGCGGGGCCTTGTTCTCCTCGTTCTCCACGAGGTCCAGGCTCTCCATCTCGTCCACGTTCCCCTTGGATACCTTGCAATCCTTGAGGCCCTTGTAAACCATCTGCCCCTCTTGGCCCGGTTTCACCTGTTGCACCTTGTGGACCACGTTCACCAATTTCTCCCTTGTCTCCTTTTGGTCCAGGAGTTAGAGAGATTGTATGAAGTTCTTCCTTAGTAGCAAATGAGCTTGTATCAATTTCAGGTTTGCTTTCTAAAGCTGATATACGCTGTTTTAAGGCGCTATCGTCGTAGATAGTGTTATTGTCTGGCTTTTGCTTTAAAAATTCAATATCGGCTGAAATATGGCTTATTTCAGTACGAATGTTGCTATCGTCATAAGTGCCACCTTGCTCTTTGATTTTTGCAAAGAGTTCATCCAATTCTTGCTTGGTTACTACATCCTTAACATTGACAATGCGACCTGTTTCACGTTCGATGAGTGGTGTTTTAACCGCTTTGTCAATCTCACTTACATGAACACTAAATAAGAAGCTATATACATCTGCTGACTGTTCTACTTTCTCGAAGTAGATATAACCAATGACGGATTCATCTGTGGTAATTAGAGATGTATCAAATTGAACTGTAAATGAATTCTCTTCAATTACTGCTTCTACTTCTTGATATCGCTTAGTGGTCTTAAAGTAGAATAAGCAGATTACTCTAGTGGCAGTCAAGCTATCAATCGTGAATTTAAATTCTGCATTGTTTTTATCATGGCTATAAAATTCATTGTATAATCTCTCTACACCACGGTTGCTAGATATAACGGTTATTTTTCTTTCGATAACCTTTTTCAAGCGCTACCTCCTTTCTCTTAATAAAGAAAGAGAACCCAAAAGGGCTCTCTGATTTATTTTTCAGACCAAGCATCGTTCATCTGCTTGACTGCTGACTCAACGAAAGTATCGAGGTCGCTATCAGTCATGTGGATGTTGTATTTGTTAAGCTCAGCACGAATCTTAATACGTGCCTGTTCCAACTTCTCCTCGCCCTTGTAGCCAGTTTCAGCTGATACTTGCTCAACTGCGTTGACCGCATTTTTTGCCAAGATTTCAACAATCTTGATTGTTTTCTCTCCGCCTTTTTGAACGAGGTATTCTTTGACAGCCTTAACTGCGATACCTACCAAGATAACAAGAATGCTGATAGCACCATTAATTAAAATTTCATTGATTTGTTGCATTTGTATGTTCCTCCGAAATTTCTAAGTTTAAATATTTGTTAAACAAGGCATCAATTCGCCCGTTGCCACCTAGTTTCTTATAGCTAGAGTGCATTTTATGAATAATATCAGACTCATGCACTGTTGTATATCCACGTTTTAGAGCAGTAGTGATGTCCCGTTCTAAACGTAGATACATTGTAGCTAAATGCGCTTCATCGTGAATCGCCAATTTATTATTGATCTCAATAATATTCTTTTGATTATCTTCACCAATAACGTGGATAGTGTTCAACTCAGTCTTCAATTCCTTGAATTGTTCCTTGTTTAAATTCCCAGCTTTACTGGCTCTCATTCCAAACCACCCAGTGGCCACTACTCCGATTGTAGGGGCTAGTTGTGTGATAGCGTGTATCATTTTCTCAAAAATATCAACCCATGTCATACCATCTCCTTAGATGCTATCAGCTTTTGGAACAATCCAGCGCCATACTGCGAGAATTCCATTTCGTGACAAGTCACCTTCGAGGTCTTTGATAGATTGACCAGTAAATTCAAATTCACGGTTGATTTGAACGATAACGTCTTTGCCTTCGCCATTTTTCTCAACGTATTCAGGGTCTGTAATTGTTACCAAGTCGCCTTCAAAATATGTTGTTCCAATTTTCATAGCTGGTAACAGACTTACAAGGTCTTTATAGACTGTTCCATAAGTGATATTTTCACTCATGACCGAATTGACAACCATGACTTTAATCATGCGTTGAGTTATCGTATTAGCTTCTTGTTGAGCTTTGATAAGTTTCTGCAACTCATCTTGCTTGGTCTTAGTTGTTTCCAATTCTTGTTGAGCCTTAACGATTGCACTTCCTGGATCTAATTCAGATTTCACCACATCCAAAACCGCTTGAATAAGTGTTTCTTCATTGTCTTGAGTGCGGTCTCCGACGAGTTCACGTTGGTTGGTGCTATAACGGTTGCCTTCCTGCAAACGAATTTCTACAACGGTTGTAGTTTTGTCTCCGTAACCACGGGTGTAAGGTTTAGTTGCGAGTGTGTAGTTGTTAATTGCCATTTGTCATTTGTCCTTTCACTTCTTCAAATTTAGTTTTAAGTTCTTCGTTTGACTCAATGAGATTTAAAATTTCATTGAGTTGTTTTTGAGTGATTGTATACAGCGCCTTGTAAGTTGCTGCATCGCTCGCCTTCAGTCCGATATCATCGCTTAAATTTTGGATGATTAGCTGATTAATTTCTTCCTTCATTTACTTTCTCCAATTTTTGATTGAGTTCTTGAATAGCCTTGATTAAATAAGGTACGAGTACGAATGTGTTATATGAATATGCTCCATCTGGATTTTCAAGGAATGCTTCAGGAGCATATTTTTGAACATCTTGAGCCATGATACCGCATGAAATATCTTCAATTTCACCATCGTATTCTTTGCGATAACTGTATGTTTTCAGATTGTCGATAACTTCCAAGGCTGATACCTTACTATCTTCAATGTTGTGTTTGTATCTACGGTCTGAGATTTCTTTATTAATAGGTATCCATGAATACGAATCGTCAAAACGGTACAGGTAGATATATCCTGCGTTTTCTTGAATACGTTTATACGATGGTGAGTGAATCCAATATCCACCTACACCAGTATCTTGGTCAGTAATGTAATAAATATTTCCGCTGACTTTCAAGTTCCCGTGAATAACAGGTGTATTCCAAAAATGCGCCTGATTGTAGCAATACATCTCTCCCGTACGTTTTACGTACCAAGCATAGTCCCCTGGTTTATTCCAGTTATCTCCCCAGTTGACCCAAAGGGCTGTTTGCCCCCAGGCAGAACTACCATTACTCATCCCAACAGCGAATTGGTTAATTCCAGTTAACCAGGACACAGATGGGTCTTTGTCATGTGTACCGATTTGGAATCCACCGATACGACCTTTATAACCTTCAAGTAAGGTTGCTGACACGACCACTGACCGTAATTTGTTGATAAAGGCATTCTTAGCAGCTAACTGGTCAGTGAACACATCACTTGATACTATCTTCTTAGCCATGGCTGAGTCCATAATAACCTTATCAGCCGTGATGGAATTAGACTCGATGATATCCGTGTTTAATTTACCAATTCGGGCATCACCTACAAACAATCTCTTGAAATACCCGTCAATTGCTGTGATTTCATCTGCAAGCGTGCGACCTTTCAGTCGAATTTTATTCGCTTCAATTAAGAAATCATTTGGTGACAGGTTGATTTGTGATGTAATTGCACCAGAACTAGTCAATGTTTGGATAGCGTATGAATCATGCAACTGTGACACTTGAGTCTGTGTAACTACATCTTGTGTCGATGTGTTGTCAGTAAATTTCTTAGGTGGGGTATCTCCACGAATTAAAGAAATTTGACCAATAGCAACCTGACCGTTTTTAGTTAATAGAATTTCAAGAGGAAACTCTTTTACTTTATTAGTCGTCTTCTTAATCGTGAACGTACCAGTGATGTACTGTTGGCCACTTTGGGTCAGTGTGATTGGTGTTGATGCAAGACCTCCATCCGCTGACCACAAGTCCATTACAAGTGGAGCATCAGGAACGACATCAACCCATACGAACATTCGATAGCTGATTTTCTCATCTTTTGTAAACGTTGAAGTATTGAGAGGCACTCTAAAACCACGGTATACATTATTCACATTACCTGCGCTTGTAATACGTAGGAGTTTTGTATTCGATTCTAACTCGATGACATCAGCTTCATTTGCAGTTTTCTCCCACTTACTAAAATTAGTAGGGTCATAAACTAAGTTAAGATCATCCAAGAAGTTAGATACACGACTGATCATACCATCTGCAGTTTGAATAACTTGTGAAATCGCTTGGTCTTGTCGTTGTATGGTCTGAGTATGTGATGATACGGTATCACGTACATCGTTAAATTCTACAACACTAACAATTTCAGAACTTGAAATATCGTAGTCTGTCATATGGTCTGAGTGTTCAAGTTTCATCCCACAGATTTCAAGACTACCACTCCCATTTTGACCAAACTGGATTGAGTTGGTGACTGCATCAGCTGTAAATGTAAATTGATATCGAACCCAATCTTTGTTTGAAATGGACTTGACAAAAATACGATTTCTGTCATTCGTGGTCCATGAACGCATCAGCAAATTGACATTCTGGCTTGTACTGGTTGCTGACACTCTAGCCCAGCAGGACATTGTGTATTTTTCGCCAACGACTAAGTTTGCTCTTTGACCGAAATCCTTATTTCCGCCATTCGTATTATTTACAATCCGAATACCCTTTTTAATAGCGTTATGAGGAGCATCTCTTAATTCAATAATCTCTGTCCGACCGTTACCGCCTGACAAATTCAATCCCCAAGTTCCGTCCAAGGAGTTACCTGCTGGGATGATGGAAGAATTCTGCAAGAGGTTGTCATTACGGATAACGTCTCTTAACTTGGTTTCAATACGTGAGATGGTCTGCTGAAAACCGTCAACCGATTTCTTGACTGTATTCTGTACCTGTGTAGCAGTCTGAAAACCCTTATCGTTAACCAGTCTATCGACTTCTGTTCGTGATAGCTTCTCAGTTATCTGACCAGCTTGTAACTCGACCTTGCTTTCAGTAATAGATAACCTATCTTTGATTGGGTCTAACTCTGATTTTCTTGCAAGGGTTTCAATCGTTTCGTTGATATAACGTATTTTTGTGAAATTTGAGCTTGCCAACCCATTGGTTAACTGTGCGTAATCAAGAGCAGTTTGAGCATCTGTGAGTGATTTATCCGCTGCGTTACGAGCATTCCTTGCCAAGTTATCTGCAGATTTTGCAGTCCAAAAAATACTATCTATCTTCTCCCTCTGATTTTCCAGAGTGGATTGATAGTTTCTGTCGAATTCGTTTAATTGATTATCAATCTTATTAAATAAGATTTGTTTGTTTTCTTCAGCAAGTGCCTTAGCTTGTTCGATACCGTCTGTGATTTCATCCTTGATACCTTGTGCCTTACGGTCGAATTCCTTATCAGCTTCTTTAATTTGGTTTTGAAGTTGAGCTTCAAACTCATTGAATTGTTCAATCTTTTTGGTAATAGTTCCAGCGTATGAATATTGCGCATCGTTACCAGCTTTACTGTCAGCGCTGATGCGACCACGAAGCCCGCCTTTAAAGTTGAAAGATTGACTCAAAACTGGAGATTTGAATGTTTCACCCGTATTGGTTTTGATAGTTACCCACTGACCAACATCAAGTAACAGATGCCCTTGATAATTCAGGCTAAACGGATAGTACCTGATGTCCTTGATATTATGATAAAGGTTATCCAAAATCGATTGTGACATGAACAGATTATCTAATTCCAATGAGCGACCAGTTCGCAATCCGACAGTGAGCGTTTCTTTGTCTTTTTTACAAGTTATCCCTGCAATTTGATACTCAATCTCGCTCTTGGTCAATCCGTGCATGAAGTAACTATCGGCAGTAATCACAATCCCAGAGTCAGTCAACTCTTTGATTTCAAGTTTCCCTTCACGATTGAAAAAACAAGACATTCCGAGCATTTGAGTGGCTAGGCTCAACACATCTCGGAATGTCATTTTTTTATCTTTCGGAATCTGCTCGATTCTGTAATTCATGGATGCAAGACCCATGTTTTCATTGGCAAGCTCGATACCTGTTTTTAAACAGATTTCTTTGATTACATTTCTGATTTCTGCTGGGTAGGCTAAGTCTGTGACGTGTTCACGGTTCAACTTAAACATTCCATCCATGAGGTCAAGCTTGGTCGTTTTACGGTTTCGGTCAATTTCAATGTCGTTAATGAAATATTCGCCCATCTTAACCCATTCATAGGTTCCATCGACCAAAAGGCCAATCTCTGGGTAAATTTTATCTAATTTGTTGAACGATGTAATCACGCTCGCAAAAACAATCTTGGCACTACCTGCACACGTTCCTCCTGGCTTGTAGGTATCGCCTTTGATATAGCCATAATCAAAACTAGCCTCATTGATATCTCTAGATTGATACTGTCCTACTCTGATAGCAAGAGTACGGTTTTTAGCAAATATAGCTTCATTGAATTTTTGTCGTCTGAATACATCCATATTTAAAACCTACCTTTCTATCAGATTAAACTTGGCGCCAGACCATGGCTTGAATTTTTCAGTAAATGAGTAGCTCGGAGCTGTTCTGTCTCCAACGTAAAAAGTCTTTGTAGTTTGCCCTGACATCGGGTCAGGATAGGACACCGTGAAGAATTCAGGCGATACGGCATTTAAAAGCTGACTCATTTCTCCCTGAGTTAGCATGCCCCACTCACAGTCTAGCTTGCGCTTGGTCGTGATACGGTCACGCACCATGTCTCCGTTTGCGTTGCGCCCTGTTTCTCCGTCGATATCCTGGATACCAACCTGAAAAGACTTGGGAGGCTTAACAGCCACCCCGTTAATTACTAAATGTGCCATTTTACCTCCCTCTAGATGTTAAGCAAGACTTGTCCTGCACGTTCCTGTTCTCTATTGATTTCTTGGATAGCCACACGACCGAATTCGTGTCCGCCAATTTGAATGACGATGTCACCATTGCCACTAAATCCTCCAGACTGTGGCAAGCCACCACCTAGAGCGTTAACAACCGCACCGCCTACGATACGTCCCATAGTTTGTAGGAAACCAGTATTCTCAAGTGGCATAACAACCTCTTTACCAGCCTCACCAATCATGGCTACAGTAGGACTATCAACGATACCACCACGGGCTAGTCGAGGTAGGTTCACATAACCAATGTTTCCTAGAGATACTCCAGGTAACTTGTTAATCAGACCAATAACACCGTTAATCATACCAATGAATCCATTGACAACATTCTCAATCGTTCCAAGCACTGCGTTAACTGCGCTTCTGAAAGCACCACCTACTGCACTACCGACTGCTTGACCAGCGTTAACAAAAATACTTTGAACCGTTGACCAAACGCCACTAAAGAAGCTCCCAATCGAACTAAATGCATTTGTAACTGCGTTGTAGGCTCTTGTGAAGATATCTCCAAACCAAGTAGCTACGTTAGAAAGTGCACTCGTGACGTCATTCCATCTTCCAGTAAACCAAGTACCAAGACCGCTAAACACATTCGTCAAGCCATTCCAAGCTTTCTGGAACATATCTGTGAACCATGCTCCGATATTCGATAGAGCGTTAGTAACATCACTCCAACGTTCAGAGAACCAAGTACCTAAACCAGTAAAGATGTTAGTGAGTCCATCCCATCCGTTTTGGAATATATCTGTGAACCAAGTGCCGACATTTGAAAGTGCAGTAGTTACTTCATTCCAGCGCTCACCAAACCACGTTCCTAAGCCTGTGAAGATGGCTACAATTCCATCCCATGCATCTTGGAACACACCAGTGAAACGTTCTGCGAACGGAGAGAAAATATCAACAATCGTATCAAAAATAATCTGAAATAGTACCTTGACTAAATCCCACAAGGCGCTCAAAGTGGTAAATGTAAGACCATAGACAAATTGAGAGGCATTTTCTAAGAAAGAAAACAAAGCACTAACGATCTCGTTCAACCCTTCTTGAACTTTGCTAAAATCTCCTGAAAAAATACCTTCAATGATATCAACGATACCAGTTAAAAGCTCAGCAATATCTCCTACAAGTTTAGTAATAAAATCATAGGTGTTAATGAATATTTGAGCTAAGAAATTAAATACTGGTCCTAGAAGCTTGAAAAACACCTCAACTATGAACATAATGACTGGATATAAGTATCTGTTCAATGTTTGAGAAAGCTCTAAAAATTTAGCGCTCAGCTCGACAATTTTCTCGACAGTCTCGCCTACGTTACTATTGATTACTTCCGAGAATTTCTTCCCAAATTCATCAAAGACTGGCTGAATGTTCTCATCCCAACCTTTAATAATTAAATTAATGAGCTTAGATAAGTCTTCACCTGCCGTTTTAATTAGTGGGCTGATATGGTTTTCATAGAATACGCTAATCGTATCTATAATCTTGTTTAAAGCTTGTTCTGCGCTCTCGAAAATTGGAGCTACAGACTGGAATAGGTTTTGTAGAGAATTAGACAATCCTGGCGCATTATCCACAATAGCACGCTCTAGAGCCTGCATTATGTCGCTACCAAGTTTCATTGAAATCTCTGTGACAATCGAACCGAGCCCTAGGAATATAGAAACCAGAGAGCTTCCAATTCGTACAGCACCTGTCGAAGTTATCGCATCGTAGAACGCACTAGAGAGCGCCTGAGCGATGTTCCCGACCGCTTCGTATATTTCGCCGATACTGTCGAATGAAGCGACTATAGCTCTTATGATGTGCTGCTTTTGACGTCCTAGACCATTTGCAATACTTTCAGCAAGAAATACACCAATACCAACACCAACGGTGGCAATTGAGCCTGCAATCTGACCGAGTGCATAAGCTACCTTTTTGGTCATCCTATCATAAGCATCTACGACTCTTGGATCCGTAGCAATTTCCGCTAATGTTTTGCCAATTTCTCCCAAAGCAATCTTGATACGTTCTAATCCGTCAGACCTAAAGGCAGCATTGAAACCTTTACCAAACAGGTCGAATAAACCTTTTAGTTTATCTCCAAGGCCATCAAAAATGCTCTTGAACTGGTTGTCCATGTCGGTAAGGGCAACTTCTGGCAAGATGTCTTTGAAAGGTGCGCCACCGCCCCCTCCTTTTCCTTTCTTACCTTTGCCGCCTCCACCGCCGCCTTTGCCTTTACCAGCACCATCGTCATCGTCAGAGTCGTCTTTTTTGTTTAAAAGGTTGATCTCATCAAATCCCATTAAACCTAGTAACTCTTTAACGGCTTTCTTGGCTGACTTGGCAGTGTCGTCTAGGTTATCGGCAATTCCACCTGAAGCATCATCTGCGTCATCCATGGCATCAGCAAGGTCACCAGCTCCGCCCGCTGCGTCTTGCAAGGCATCTCCAGCGCTAGTTGCTGCACTAGCTATACCACCGTCTTTTACAGTCGCTTTTTTGTTAAACATCAAAGCGATAAACTCTGCTAATTTGCCAGTGACATTCTTCAATACCATAGCAAAAGAGTTTAAGACTGGCATGATGGCGTTGATAATCGGTAAGAAAGCATTACCGATATTAAGCGCTGAGTCTTTCAGCAATGATTTAAACAAGCTAATGCGCCCATTGACTGATTGTGACAAGGTCGTGCCATACTTAGCCGTTGCTTGTTCCAGGATAGCCATAAGGCGGATTTGTTGTTGGGTTTGGTAATCAAGTTGGTTCCAGCTTTGACCATTTGCAAAACGTCTAAAGGCTTCTGTGGACTGAATCATTGCCACATTGACGTTGATTCCTAAGTCCTCTATCGCTTCCGTATTCCCTAGCAAACCAGAGCGAATACGCTCCATAACGTCCGTAATACTACGACCTGAACCTTCAGCTATTACCGCAGATGTCTGCAACATCTTAGCAGTATAAGCGCTAAGCTTGTTTGTATCTTTGATAAATCCAGAAAATAAGTTTGAGTAGACTGCACCGTAGTTAGTAGCCTCACCTACCCCCATATTCATAGCATTAGCGTTATCGTTAACCCATTTTAAAAACGTTTGTGAACTCTCGCCCATCTGGCGTTTAATTTGGTTGATTGAAGCTGTAACCTCAAGAGCCATCTGTGTCGAATACATACCAACATCAAGCAACTTCTTGCCAAGATAAGCAAAACCAGCGAATTTGGCAAGTTTCCCAAACACACCTAGCATTGAGCCAGACTGCTCCTTGATTTTGTTGGTTGACTCTTGTACCTTGCTAGATGCACCTTTGACTCTATTCTCCACTTCTTTCATCTTGTTCTTGAAAGGCGCAATTTCAGCATCAATCATTACTTTGAGTTCGTCAAGAGTAACTCCCATCTATTCTCCTTTCGTCTTAAATTTCCTATTGTGACTTTCAGCAAACATGCGCATACGTTCTTTGTGTAATCGCATTTCTTGTTCTTGCCTTGCTTTTTCGACTTGTTCTTTCTCTTCCTGGAATAATTCAGGCGCATAGTCCCAAACCTCAAGTGGTTTGGCATCTTTCGAAAGTAACAAAGAAACATTATTAGCAATCATTTGTGAAAGCCTGTACGACTCAATAATTTTGTCTTTTTGTTTTTGGATTCTAACACGGTTGTAACTTTCAATCATTTCTCTGATTTCAAGCACCGTTAAATCCCAAAAAACGAGAGGCTCCCCCCCAATGTCTAAAAACATAGGGTAAAGCCTCTCAACTATTTCAGTTATAGATGTAACCGTAGTCTGTTCTACTCGACTACTTCTAGTTTGGTTTTCTTGGGAGTTTTCTTCTTGCTTGTTTTCTCCCTTGGCATAAAACCCGAAACTTGGAGCAATGGCAAGATAACATCTGCCATGAACGCCGCCTGGTCTCCACCATTATCGACATACTCGTCGTAAAGGTCAGATGTATCTTCAAATGAAATACCGTGCTCATATTTTTGAAGTGCTCCATGAGTTAAGAGCAGCATCACCTTCAAAGGAGGCAATGTGAAAGTTTCACCTTCTTCAGGCATGAATACCTTGAGCAAGTTTGCTCCAATTTTTTCTTCAACTTTAGTCCCTTGCAAGGAAGTGAGTCGGAGCTTTAACTCCTTGTCCTCGCTGACCTTCCATGTCGTATATGGTAGAGCCATTTAATTAACCTCCAATTCCGTCTGTGAATTCAAGTTCAGATTGCAATGCGATTTTAAGAGTAAACTCAATTACAGAGTTCACACCACCACCGCCAAGTTTGACAGATACCTGTCCTTCAAATTTAACCTTGGTGTTGTCTGGGTATGTTTGTTCAAAGAAGAGTTTAGTCTTGTTGTCTGCTGCGTTACGCAAAACACGATAAGGAGCATCTGTTCCGTCGTTCTTATAAGCGAATTTGTATTCAAGCTCCCCAGCGTCACCAATACCGAATTCATATTTTTTAACCTTGTCTTCAAGGGTGGTATTTTCGACCTTTTCAGGTTCAATACCGAATTCAGGCACTTCTTTTAGTCCTGCAAGTTTGGTATAAGTTCCTTTAGCTGTTCCATAAGACAGCGTAATTCCATTTGCTAACATGTATTAATTCTCCATTCTGTATTGATAAACAAGCTCAGAGTCAAGGTCGATAATGCCTTCAAATCTCATCAATTTATGCCTCAAATGAGAGGGGTCAGGGATATCTTGACTTTCAATCCTACGCAGGCCTAATGAGGCGAAAATTTCATTGATTTTAACTGCGAGGTTGCTAGTGCTATCATTGTCAAAGATATCAACCTTATATCGGATTGATGTTTTCTGTTCTTTATCGTCGAACCAGTCTCCTGGCTTGTTTTGTTCTTCCAAAAAAATAACGACTGGGAAGTTCTCCCAATCGCTTGGATAAGTGTCGGTCACATTATCTGCGACCTTCTGCAATTCTTTAAAAATAACTGGCTTAATATTGATCATCTTATCTGTTCTCTAATCTTTCTACTAACGTATTTTGAAATGTTGTTCGATATGCGGTCGTGATTTTCTTTCAAGGCAGGGTACAAGTACGGTTGTGCTGGTTGACCATACATTTTGTAGAACTCGCCCATTTTTTGGAAGTGATACTTCCCTACGTCAATCTGGTCTTCATGAACGTACCATGGACTAGAACGATAGGACACGTTCACGTCAGGAGAAATCCCAGCGTGGCTAGCTAGTCCTTTTGGACCAGTTCCGAGCTCGACATAAGTAGCGTGGTCAAGGTTTGTAAAAACCTCTCCAAAAACTCGGTCGCCTTCGACTTTAACCCTTACTTTGATACTGTTTCTTAGCTCTCCCTCATTTGCTGGCGCTCTAAGTTTAGCATCTGCCTGAACAATGGTCTTAGAAGCATGCAAGACAGCTTGTCTAGTAATATCAGCAGCTTTTGTACCGTACAATTTACGGCACTTAGCGATGAGCCTATCTGCCCCTAGAAGCTCTGACACGTTCTACCTCCAAGACTTGATGTTGACTGTATACTTTTTTTGAGATAACCCGATGCGTGACCTCTGTCTTGCTATCGATACAGACTCCGTCTTTAACGTTGATATCTGCATCCTTGCTCGCATTTGCGTTCAAGATATCGTTGACACGGTCACCGTAAATCTCAGATTGTAGCTTACTAGTCGCTGGCCATAACTCAAGTCGTACTTCCTCAACCTTGTCCGCATATCCTTCTTTAGCAACACCCTCGTCCGATACAGTCTTTTCAAACCGTCTGAGAGGGTAGGGTTTCAGTCTATTCTTTTTCAAAAACATGGCCTGCCACCCTCGCTAACCTATGCATCCGAATACGCTGTAAAACGCCCGTAGACAACCCATTGTCAGAGTAGGTAACAGATATACCACCTTCGCTCCTAGATTGCTCTCCTTCGCTTCCTGAACGATTGTAGAGCTCGATAACAATCTCAGGTACCAACCTTTCAAGGGCAGGTGTTAGTTTGTCACGGTTTGTTTCAGATAAGATAATATTTTCAGCTCTTAAAATTAAAGACGAGAGGACTGTCTCGTCGCTCTCGCCAGTAAATGTTTTTAGTTTTTCAAGTTCCATAAGACCTCCTAATCTAAAGGAGTCGTCTCGTCTCCTTGTGTTTCGATTTCCTTCTCAATGATTTCTAGAACATCTGAAATAGACACACCGAAGCTAACCTTTAAATTATTTTCAAGCACTTCAAAACGCTCGTCCGTAATTTCAAAGACTTCATTTTCTTGTCGTCTAATCCCAGCTTCCCAATCATTGAATGATTGTATAGCTTTAACTTTCATATATTAGATCTCTTTATTTAACCTTCCAGTTAGCTGAGTCAGAATCTGGTTTGTTGGTTAATCCAGTGATGTCTTTGATAGCAACATAGACTTTATCTTCATGAGTCACTGTGTCGCCTTTTTTGTAATCTGAACCAGACTTCCATGCTTTTGCACGGTTCACTGTTTTACCTTGAGCTGACTCTTTAGAAGCAGGTTTAGCATTTGCAATTGTGATGATGTATTTTTGGAAATGTTCAAGAACATAAGCTCCAGTGTAAAGCAATTGCTCTACCAATTCACCAAATCGACCAGGAACGTTGTCATTGTACTTAGTGTTGTCAATTTGGATTGGTGATGTAACGACACCAGGGGCAGCAGCAAGGGCATTTACATTTGGCAAGAATTTAGAAGGTACTTTGTAGACTGTGTAGTCATCCAACTCACCAACGTATCCTTTACCAAGGACTTTTTTATCAGCATCACCTTGTGGCAAGCGTACGATTTCAGATTTGATAGCCTTGTAGAAGCTTGGAGTAACAAAGAGCAAACGTTCTTTAGTGATTCCAAGCTCATCCAATTTTTCAGAAACGTCAAGAACTGCATTGTAAGCGTTGTTTGCGCCTGCTGTGTTACCCATAACAACATTTTCGCTTACATTACCAAGTGCTGCATCAAAACGAAGTTTGTCAAGGTATGGAGCGACTACTTCAGCAGCTTGACGAGCGATTACATAATCGATGTCAACTTGACCGTTTGAATCACGTTCATCTAACTGGTCAACAAAACGTCCCCAGTATTTTTCTTCTTCAAGTGTGTAGATTTTTTCTTCAACTTCAACGTGATCGAATTCGTTATCTTGATTACGTTTGTAATCTTTAAGACCAGTTGTGTTACCTGTTGCGACAGTGAAAGAGCGACCGTTAAGAGTTACTGCTTCGCTTGGTGTCAAGAGTGGTGTTGCGTATGATTGTACCGCAATAACATCTTCAATAATTCCAAGATGATGCTTGCGTGATTCTGCTGTGTTTAATTCTTCAAATGCCATTTATTTTTACCTCATTATTTTTTTATTTTTAGTACAAAAAGTCTTTTTTCCATTTTTCTACAACTTCTTGCTGATTTGTTGGCGCAGTTTTAATAGGTGCGCTACCTTTCATTCGGTCGGATACACCTTTCTGTACTGCATCCTCCCATGTCTTCTGAATGCTTGCGACTGATTCGGTCACAGCTTCAGCGTTTGACAAATCAACCACGGCTACTAATTCAACTGGTAAGCCACGTTCACTTAACATTGCTTTAGCTTCTGCGGTCAATTCCTTACGAGCAATCGCCTGTTCACGGTTAGCTAGTTCTTGCTCACGCTGATCCAACTGATACTTCTGTTTCTCGTCAGCGTTCATCTTGGCAAGTTTTTTAGCTTCGTTTTCCTTGGCTTCTTGCTCTGATTTCCACTTAGCAAACTTTTTGTCAATGATAGCATCAACGTCTGCATCTGTGTACTTCTTCTCGTCTTGCGGTTGGGTTTCGATAGTAGGTTCTGCAGGCACCCCTTGAGCTTCAACCGTTTCGACTGTTTGTGTTTCTTCGTTCATTACGACCCTCCTATTTTTAAAGTCGTCCCCGACTGTATAATTCCATGGCTTTTTACGTCATCAATGCTCGGACAATCAAAAAACCGCATCGGATTTGATACGGTTAAGTAACAATATTAAGCAGTAGTCTTTTCCTACCAGTCAAGATGTCGGATCACCTACTTTCTTTTCTTAAGCTCTTTGTTTAAATTTTTGATAAACAAAAAGATAAAAGATACCAGCAATAAGAATACCAACCAACCAAAGGCGATTGATACCCATTCCCAAATGAACATATTTTTTCTCCTTTCTGAGCATGAAAAAAGCACTTAGATTTCTCTAGGTGCTTTTGATTGTTAATAAGCAAATTCAAGTTTTGGTTTTATATCTTGATAAAGTTTTAAGATTTCAGAAGGAGTGTCCTCACGGAAAATAAATTGTTTTTTTCCTGAAATAGTTTTATCGCCAACAATCCAGTGGCGGATTTGTTTTGTAAAAATCAAAACTTCTTTGCTAGGCATAGCCATTACTTCCATGATAGAACCTCCTTGACTTTATTTAATAGATTTGTGTCTGTAACCTTATCTCCCAATACCCCGACTTCAGCAACCAACTCATTAACGTTATCGTTGTAAAACGCAATAGCTGCATTATCACTAATGCTATAAAGATAATTATAGTCATGTTTCAATTGTTCCTTGACATATGACACTAATGGTGAATTCAATTCAGACATTGCTTGTTCGACACTATTATACCGCTTTTTGTTGGCTTTGTAAAATGCTTTAGCAGAATCCCAATGTTTTTTATGAGTCAACTCATGAATAAGCGCATCTCTGATGTTTTTTGAAGCAAAAAATCCATCTGATAAAATTTCTTTGAACTCTTTTTCAGAATGGAAATCATCACTTATAAACAAAGTGTCTTGTTTATAATCATACCCCGCTAAACCAGGAAGTCTCGATTTTTTCAAAAATACAACAGTTGGTTTCTTATAGGAGTCCAGTTCTTGAAAAATAGTATTAACATTTAAAACCGAATCTCGTATTTTCTTTGTGTCATCTTGTACCCAAAAATCAAAATCCGTTCCAGTCAATTTCTTTGTTTTGACTCTAATATCATTCCCGACTGTGAAAGAGCGTTGTTTAGCCATTAAGTCAATCGTGTTCACGTTCTGATTATAACTCTTTCCTTTGTCTTTTGCAACGTATTTATCATACCACTCTTTATAAGACATATCAGCAGGCACGTACTCGACTTTGCCTGTTTCAGGATTTCTAGCCTTGCGCTCTAACTTGCTGTAGTCGATATCATCATCATGTGCGATAGTAGTAGACCTGCACCATGGATGTAAAGGTGGATAATTGACACCAGGAACAGCCTCTGCTGTGTTATAAACCTTGTTGTCGTGCTGTTGACAGATATGTGATGTCCGTTTATCAAGTACGGCTACAAATTTGTACTTTGTAATCTCGGCATCTTCATAGCTGAGCAGTTCCATCTGGTTATGAAAGAACGCTGACTCAGTGCGAACTAAACGTCTAGCTTTGCCTTTGCCGACCTCAAAACGTTCAGCGATGGCTTGAGATGTATCTCTTACGCTTCGACCAGTCATAAGACTTAATAAAAGCTCGTCTTTCACACTTGATGCAAGCGCCCCAGTGTTTGACCATATTCTGTCCGAATAGGCTTCTCCAGTCCACTTTAGACCTTGTAGACGTTTGATTTCTGTTTCAGGTAAGTCGGAGAAACTATAAGCAAGTCCTGTTTGCTGTTGCAGGTCAAAGGTAGCTTTGTAGTAGCTATCCTTCATCAAGTCGCTATAAAAGGCATCTGAGCCTTTCTTCTCAGAATGATAGATAGACTCACGCATACGGTCTAAATCGTCGTTCAAACGTTCTAAACGCTTCATGCGATAAGCATAAGCTGGACTGTCCAAATCAGCAAGTAAACGTTGTATGTTTGGGTCATTCGGTCTGGCTTCGAGAACCTTACGAAGTTCATTCAGGTCCTTTTGGTCCTTCATGTTTTTTAATACATGACGAGCATCACGCTCACTCAAACCATAATCACGTTGAAACTTGTCAAAGATTTTGTTGATTTGCTTGTCTAAATAAGCTTTGGACTCTTTGTAGACTTTATCAAACTTATCTGCTTGCTTCTCAGCCTTATCCATCTGCTCATAGATGAGATTAGCCTTCCTCTTGGTCCAGTACTCCTCGTTCTTCATCTGTCACCTCTTCGTTTGGCTTCGTGTTTACCTGGTTAAAGAATGGCACACGTTCCATGTTCTTTTCTTTCTCTTCTTCGAGGTCTTCCAATTCAGCGTCAGGATCTTCAACGAATGGCAAGAGAGAAATAAGCTGACGAAGTGACACCTTACCTTCAAGATTATTGATAACCTGTGACAATTCAAGTAAATTCTTAGGCAAACCACGGCTAAATTGTGGCACGATTGAATGTGCCTCAAGAGCAATCTGCTGCATGCCAAGATAATGAGCAAAAATGCTGATACGTTGACGAATACCACGTTTGTAATTCGCTTCCTTGGTCTTAGTAATCATCTCGAGACCTAGCAACTTGAATTCCATAGCTACGCCCGAGCTATTGCCTGCAAAGTTTTCATCTGTCAGATTTGGCACATGGCTAAATGTGTAGATATCTTCCTTTAGAGCTTTGCGCAAGATTTCAGTAGCGTTCTCGTCCAGAGCGTTCTTCAAGAAATCAGCCTTGGCATCTGTTGGCAATTCTAAAAGTCCTTCTTCAGCAAGAATGCTCATTGCTTCTCTGGCATCTTCCAAGTTGTCAGCTAACTGTGCTCCGTACAACACGAGAATAGACTCGACCGCTTGTTCTTTGTCGTTGACACGATTACCCATTAACGAGTTGTAAGCATCGATCAAGCTAATTTGTTGTTCATAATCACCAATCGCGAAGTTATTGTTTCGGTATTCGATGATTGGAACCTGACCGAGATTATGAGGTTCTACTTGTTCACCCTGTGTTGTTCCTGTGCTTGAATCACGCAGCACAATGTGGTAATGCAGATTTTGAGTAAAGACTTCAGCTTGATACTTGGTAGCATCCTTCGTGTCATCCTTGATTTCGTAGTAGTAGACCGCAAAGAGAACCTTACGTTCAATACTATCATCGTAAACCAGGAATACATTCTCAGGATCTACACTAGTCGAATCGAGTTCAGTCAGTCCTTCTTTTGCATAGATGTATTCGTAAGCTCGTCCGTAGATAGACATGTTCAAAGCGTTCTGTGTATCTACCTGGTCAATCTCAGCACCATCAAATGCCACAAGCAAAGATTCGATATCACCTTCAGCAGTGTTGTTGTATTTAATAGCGTTGCCCATGAAGTAACCTGTTGCAGTGTCCGAAATATCCTTAGCGTGATTGGCTACTGTCTTGAAGTTCGGAGCATTCTTATTCCGTCGTTCATGGTTCAAAATAGCATGTTCGCCCATGTAGTAGCTTTTAAGTTTCTTCAAGCGCTGACGTTCTTGTGTGTGTTTTTGAATCAGCTTATAAATCAATTTCTTGTTCAAAGCTGTTTCGTCATATCCCTCTCTCGGATAAGTTAAAATCTGATACATTTAATTCCTTTCTATAAGCCAAAATCTGACCGCCTGCGAACAGTAGCTTTGACACCTTCGATACATTGAAGACTGTATCGCAATGCGTCCATCAAGTGGTTATTCTTATCTTCTGGCTTGTTTAACCAATTACCTTCTTTATCTCGTTGATAACAATAGCTATAAAACTCATCCATGATATGTTCACACCTCGGATGCACATAAATAGCGTATCCTTGCAATTTGGATACGCCTGCCATGATACTATCCTTTCCTTTCCTACTCTCTTTGATTCGAGATATGCCATGCTCTGACCTAAGCTCTTCGATTAGCCGTGACTCTGCGCTATCTGCGATGATTGTAGAGCGATGATATCCTTTGTCCTTTATCATCTTAGCGACTTCCTTGGTTATCAGACCGACTCTGTACGCTTCGTCAAAGATGTGTATTTCTTTTGTTTTGTCGTTTATCAACGAGCAACACAAAGCGGTTGGATCGTGAGTGAAACCAAAGTCAAGGCCGATGCATAACTTGTTATCAGGGTTTTGTAACAACTCATCTTTGTCAAATTCCTTGACAGTCACGTTGTTGTAAATTAGTCCTTCAGCAACACCCCACTCACCGTCGCAGACGATTCTCGCACGCCTTGGATTCGTGTGATACAAATCCTCATAGCGTTTGATATCGACTTCATCCAACCACTCGTTGCATCGATACGTAGTCGTCATTGAGAGCGTGTCAGCTCGTCTAGTTTCTTCATCAAAGAAGACGCGTTTGAGCCAATGCCTCTCGTTCCACGGGTTGAACGTGACCGTGATTTGTTTAAAGAAATCAGGTACATCTAAGCTACCACGAATAGATTCGACGACTGTACTGAACTTGTCTTCAGTTTCGATTTGGTACGCTTCCTCGAACCATGCCCAGCACAAAATACCTACATCTACCGTGATAGATGTGATTTTAAGTTCATCGTCCAAACCGCGGAAGAGAATCTTCTGGCCTGTCTCCTTGACCGTTATCTCAGGTAACGACTCATTGAATTTAAACTTATGAGCGACTTTCAATTGGTTAGCTGCCCACTTGAAATCTGTGTAGGTCGATTGCTTATTAGTGTTCGAGTATCTACGAATAACAAGCAAGTTAGCCCATGGGTATTTCAAAATACGGGTAACATAGTTAAGAGCAGTCGTCTTTGATTTCTTCGAACCACGGGAGCCCTTTACAACTCGGTAAAGATTTCTCGATCGCCAGAACTGCCCATATCCAGCACCGACCATCTTCGGTAGGTCTACGATAATATCGTTCTGTTTAATCTGGTATGTCTGACTCATTCGCAAACACCACCGTTCCAGAAACGTCTGCTTCTACTTTATCAGTCCAAAGCCTGTGACGTTTTCCTAATAGTTCAGCAGCTTTAATTCTATCTTTAGCTCCGACATCGATATCAATAACTTGTTGACCTAGTTCACCGATACTACAGAGGGTCTGTTCTTGAGTCTCCCCTCGCATTACTGAAGTTAGATAACCTAAGACCTCTTGCTGATCTGCAATCTTTTCAGAATCAAGCTGTTTCAGTCGTTCATCTATATAGTTTTTAATCTTAGGATTCTTTAGTAATTTGTGACCTTCAACACCTGCCACTCTATCACTAGAAGCGCGATAACCCGCTTTCTTATAAGATTCAGTCGCATTGCCTGAGATGATGTACTCATCTGAAAACTTCTTTTGTTTTATCGTTAAATCATTCAATTTTCCATCACCTCCACTTCTTAAAAAATCAAAAAGCCACTCAATGAGTGACTTAACGAGAGGCGACTACTTACCTCTATCAGAACCAATAGTATATTGTTACCTTTTCTTTTTTATTTTGTTGTAGTCATTAAGGCGACGCTCGGAATCGAACCGAGATACAAAAAGTTTGTATAGCTTGCAATTTTAAAATTAAAGAGATTATAGAACCTTTCGTCGCCATAAAGGGCATTGCGCCCTTCAGTGAAAAATATATATAGGAGCCTATCATCCTCTTGCTGACAATATCATAATATCACTTAATTAGTGCCATTTGGGTTCATTAGTGCCATTTTTTAATAGCGCTTCTTCTTATTCTCTTGATAGTGCTTCGACTACATCTGAGTTCTATCTGCACCTCTTTCCACGATAAGCCATCAATATACAGTAGTCGCATGACCATATTCTCAATAGGGTCTTCTAAACTCTCAATCCAATCTATTATTCTTTTTCGTTCTTTATAAATTTTATTGATTTCCTCATAGAGTTCTCTTGTTCTATCGATTATTAGAATATTTATATCTTCTGTTTGATTATCAATCGATGGCGATTTAGGCATACCATTAAAAGACTGACCTTTAACTATTCCTGAATTAAGCTTGACGATCTCATTATGCAATGATCTAATTTTAATATCATCAAAAGGCAATTGCTTTAATCGTTTTTCAATATCCGTCAATCTATCCCTCCCATATCAATACATTCAAAGGCAAATTAAAGTATGTCGCTACGTCTTCCACTTGATACAAGTTAGGTCTTGCCTTACACGTTTCCCATTTAAAAATATCCGATTGAGCGTATCCTAAGATGTCACCTAGTCTTGCTTGTGATAATTTTTTATCTTTGCGCTTTTGTTTTAACATAAACGCAAAACGTTTACATTGTCGCTCACTCAGTCTTTCATAGTCTATTTTTATGAGTTGTTTCCCGTTTGGATTTTTCTCTTTATACGAGGGAGATGCGTACGAAGTCAGAGTAACAATAGATATACCAGTATCTCTACTAATTTCTTTGAGAGTCCCACACGTTATGAAAGTATCATTTTTGTAAAGAGCATATTCATTCTCCATTTTCCATCTCCTCAATCAACCAATCAAGGTTCTTTCTAGCTTTCTTCAGGTCTTCGAGACCGTTTTTCTTTTGATGACGTAGTAGATACTTCAAGCTATTACCTAAGTAAAATCCTTTCATCTGTTCATCTGTCATGAAATTCCTTAAAGCATCGATTGACTCCATTCCAAACCGACCTTGATAGTGATTCGGTTTGTTTACGTTGTCAATTTCTCCCATAATGTTTGCTTGCTCCATGAAAATAATAACCTCCGTCTTTCCTTTTGTTTATATAATACGTGTATTCACCATCTGGACTAGCATAGGAGATTTGCTTCTCTCCGCCCCAAACACCGTTGTCACGCATCATGTGGCAATTGTTCATTATCCACTCTACATCAGGCATCTAGTAACTCCTTGTTTTCATAAATATTTCCGACAACTTCAAAATTTCCACCATGCGAAAAATTAGACATATAATCAACATTCCAGCGGTCATCATGTGGTTTCAAACGATAACTTCCTTTTTCGTTATCGTAAAAAACAGTATAAGGACTATCGAGAACTAGAACTATATCCCCCTCGAAAATCTCTTTGTTATTTTTATCAAACAAGCCTGTTGACTGCATGATGACCAGATGATCAACAAAAACATAATCTGGAGGGGACATGACGTCCTCCTGTTCAACCACTACAACTTGCCCGCTTTCTGTTATTGCAAAAGTATCTTTAAACATTTCTTTTTTTGTGGTATCCCACGCTCTAAATTTTGGTGTCATCTTGCTCCTCCTCAATTTAACTATATGGTCGGTCAAAAAACCTTCCGTCCATGAAAATCTCTAATGGTCTAATCCAGCATTTCTGTTCTTTATCCAAAGACACATAGACAACGCACTCTTCTAGCGTTTCTTCCCATAGGCCTACGGCTATTACTTTATATTCTTTAAAAGTTTTCTTGTGAACCCAATATGATCCAACCATAGGTTTTTTCATCCTTCCACCTCTTCCTTCGCATACTGCAACCATACAAGAGTTTCATATAAATCCCTTGCATGTCTCTTGATATTTCCTAGCTCATAGCTGTCTAAATTATCTGAGTTTGTTATGATATCAATTTTTAAATTTTCGATAGCTAGAATAAAATCTTTTTTCTGTCGTTTCATTCTTCCACCTCCAAAAGTTCTGGGTTTTCGTAGATATTGCCGAGGACTTTGAATTTAAAAATATTTGTATCGAACAAATCATTTAAAGGACTTTCTGGCACTTTATACTTTCTATTGATTTCTTCTGTGACAAACATCGCTTTTTCTTGGTTATAAGATACAACTTCTAACCAACTATGCTCATCTGAAACTATTAGTATATCCCCCTCAAAGATTTCCTTACCATTCTTGTCTTTGAGTCCTGTTGATTGCATGAGGTGAATGTCATTATTTACTATCCAGTCACCAGCAACTGAGTCCTCATCAATAATCCAGATATTGCCATCACCAACCATCACTTCGTCTGGTTGATACATACGACTTAATGAACCACTATCATACGCTCTAAATTTTGGTATCATTCTGTTACCTCCTGAACTTCAATACCCTCACAATCGAATACCCAGCCGAAGCCTAAACCTTCAATATCGTTTATTGTAAAATCAGATATAAACAATGAACTAAAGCGAGTTTTTGACCCATCTTTGCGTAAGTATTGGTTAGTGTCTTTCAATTTAACATGATATCGCTTTTCTTTCTCGACCTCGTAGCCAAACTGCTTCATGTTGATAAGTGTCTGTAACGGCTTGTTGCTAGAATAATCAAACCATGTTTTAATTTGTGATACATTTTGTTTATCCCAATTATAGATATATTCCCAAATGTTATATTCTAAATTGGTCTTATTTTCTTCGTACCACTCCGTCACAAACTGAGGTACTACGACTTTCTGCGGTTCGTCTAGTAACTTTATCAATTCCAACGTTGTTAATTTATCAATCTTAGGTCTAGAGCCACTGCAATCTACTGGTAACTCAATAACTGCTTCAATCAACTCTTTTTTATTCATTTTTCCAACTCCTCCAACTGTTTCTCCAATATCTTCAGTTTTTTCTTTAGAAATTCACGATGCGCAGTTCTTCCTTGCGCAAATCGTCCGTTGCAATCTTTTGAGTATTTCTCAATTTCATTCTTGGTGTTCTCAATCGAGTGTTTCAATCCTTCGATTATTGTTTGTTTGCTATATTCCATAGTTTAACCTGCTTGTTTTTCTAGCCAGTTAAAGAGTAGACCGAACTGCTCCGTTACCAGCTCGTCATCATTGTATTGTTTGCAAATTTCTCCGATAGACGACACAGCCCATTGCCAATAAGCATCTGTTCCGAATCCAACTTCTTGACTCTTCTGGTTGCTGCGTGCCATCCATTCTGGAATTTGTCTGCTAAAGAAATCAATGTAATCAATCTTCATTCCAATTCCTCGATTTTGATATAGATTCCGACTGTATCTGCCCAGAATTTCTCAGCAATCTCGCTGGCCACTTGGGCATCGTCTTTCCAGTATCCAAGTTTCGTCATACAGTCCTTGAGTAATTTCTGCAAATTATCCGTATCCGGCTTTGTGGTCTTGTACTGGCCATCATAGCTTTTTTTGATACGAGGGAAGCACCACTTGACTGTTAGTCGAATTGCTCCTTTGATTTTATTCGGAGGGACATGCTGCGCAAGCAAGCTCTCGAATTTCGCCCTGGCATTTTTCAAATCATCCGGCTCATAAAAGATTGGCTTTCCAAATTGAACATTTACCTTTTTTTGTTGGTGAGTCGTTGTCGGAATTTTTTGCATCGGTAAAAAGAATTCAATAGACATTTTTATAAATGCACTTCCTTTCTTTTTTAATTTCGCGCTTAGTCCATGTCAGGGGACATGGTTACAGGGTTACAAGGGGCGGATGCATAGCCCCCTTGTTCCTGTTCATGTACCCATGGACCTTCAGGGACATTTCCTAAATATTCTTCTTTCGGAGAAAGAGAATATTCTGTCCCTGGTTTTTGTCCCTCGAATAACAAGGACATTTTCGATTAAACTATCGATTTTGTCCCTATTTTTGTCCCTGATTAAAAATCGATACTATCAAGGACATTTTCGATTATTTGTCCCTTGTCCCTAGGGACATTTTCGAAAGACATAATCGAATTTGTCCATCGAATTTGTCCTTGTCCCTATTTTTGTCCCTAGGGACATTTTCGATTATTTTTTTGTCTCTATATATCTGATTTAGTTATAATTTCCTTGTTTTTTATTTCGAAATTACCATTGTTTTTTATCCATCTCCGAATAGTTTTTTCGCTGACCGGTTTGTCTTCTGTTGAAAAATATCCAATCAAATCATCAATAGTAACCGGACTGGTCCCGTCGTCTAAAGTTGAAATTGCAGTTTCTATTTTTTCAGAGCGTTTCTCAGAGCGTTCTTTTTTTGAACTTTTTTTATCGAAATTTTTCTTCCAAGGCGAGTTGTTTCCGTTCACATCATCCAATTGAATATCGGCCAGAACGCCCGTTTTATCAAGCGCGTGTACTGGATAGCTGAACCACATGTTCACTGGCTTGAACTTGGCAAACTCGCGAAGCGTACCTTCTACACGCCATGCAGTCGCTATCTGAATTTGCTTGCGTACCTCTTCGAGTTTGTCCACGTATGGAGCTCGAACCATGACATCATCGATACCTTTTTCAAAGTGCGTTCTCATCTGCGCAGGGCTCAATAGATCATCTAGTCCGACATTCTGTTGGTAATAAGCGTTATTTCGTTCTTGTAAAGCCTGTTTGTATACTTCGCACGTCGCTTGGTTCAAACGTTGCATCAACAATTCTTCTGACACTTCCAACTCTACTAAGTCGATAAGTGCGTCAGGGTCTCGAGCAAATACACCCGAACCACTGGCGCGGTCCATGGACTTCTTTCCACCTTGAGAACCTTTAGAGTGGTGATGGCAGTAGATAACACTAGAGCCTAGTTCTGTCGCTACCTTGTCGAATTGATTGGTAAAATGTGCCATCTGGTCTGCGCTGTTCTCGTCTCCAGTTAATACCTTGTAAATCGGGTCAATGATGACTGCGATATAGTTCTTTTTCAAAGCTCTGCGAATGAGCTTAGGCGCCAGCTTGTCCATCGGCACGGTCTTCCCACGAAGATTCCAGATATCGATGTTGTTGATATTTTGCGGAGCTAATCCCATAGCTTGATAGACATCTCGGAAGCGATGTAAGGCGGATGGTCGGTCTAGCTCCAAATTGACATAGAGGACACGTCCCTGAGTACAATCCCAACCAAGCCACTTCTTCCCTTCAGCAATCGCAATCGACATCTCTATCAGTGCGAATGACTTACCAGCTTTTGAAGGTCCGGCAATCAGCATTTTATGACCTTGACGAAGGACACCTTTTATTAACTCAGGCGCCAATTCTGGCAAATTATCCCAACTATCCGAAAGTGATTCTGGATCAGGCAAATCATCGTTCAAATCTTCGATGTATTGATACCACTCATCCCAATCAGCCTTACCGATGTTCGTATCTACTAAGAATTGTTTTTGGCCGTTACGGATGAAACCTGGCATGCGTGATAGCCTACTTGGATTTCTGTTTTGTGTATCAACGACGATTCCGTTTTTTTGGCAAATCTTATAAAGATAATTAACACGATTACGATACTCTTCGTAATTCTTAGCATCTACTTTGACGATAGCGTGCAGTGATTTATTCCCACTGTGGACCAAAGCAACAATCGGCAATTCAAGTTCTTTATAGATTGCATTTTGCTTGTCAATTGGCATACTGTCGGATTCAACCAGGGCATACCTGAAATCTGTCACGTTTTCGTTCTTAGCACCCTTGCCATCCATAGGATTGAATCGAACCCATGCACCAGCTTCTTCGTGATAGTCACCTAATACTGCACCGATATCGCCATTACATTTGCTAAGAGCTTCAATCAATTGTCCAGCAGTACGGTCGTAAGCTCCCTTAGTTGGCAGCCATTTGACAATCTCGCCTGTTTCGTCGTCAGTCTTTGGATAACATTCAGTGACGTATCCGACATTTTCACTGGCTTCAAAAAGTGTTTCAAGATATTTGATAATTTCCTGAACCGGATTCCAAATGGTCGGCTCGTGGATTTCCTTGCCTTCAATCCAGTCCTTGTCGATGACGCGATAATCACGGTCGATTGTATCTGTCCAACCTAATTCATGAGCATTTTCGCTGTCATAACCGGATTGAGATACCCAACCATTTTCTTTTGCCAGTTGGGTAATCGTTGCACCGGTCACGATAGTTCCAGCTTCTTCATTGAATGTGTCCCATTTTTTGAAACATTCGAATTTCTTATACCGGCTATCATTTTGCGACCAGTTGTCCCAATCGGATGCCGTGTATCCTTCGTGTTTAAGGGCCATGCCCACATTTACCCATGTCTGGTAGTCTACCGTGGCAGGATTGATGTAATCCAGCAACGGCAATAAGTTAAAATCATTCTCTGCCACTGTTTTCTCCTTCTTTAATTTGGTACATATTCAGACGGTCGCACGCCTGTAGGCAATCTCCATCCATTAGCAGCGATACGATCAATCATGTTTCTAGCGTGGTCAAATTGCCACATGCCCACATCTTTAAAACCACGACCTTCCAGGAAGCGAATCTGTTTTGGTGTGGTCAATCCTTCTGATTGTCGTTTGTGCAATCTGTCTAACAAGAGATTGGCTTTGCCTGCATTTCCTACTTCGTCAGTAAAGATGCCATATTTTTCAAGCGCTTTGATTTGTTTGTCGCTAGGAGGTGACATCTCCCATCCAAAGTTTGGCACGTAGTTTGACAAGTCTTCAGCGTGGATAGACATTTCAAATTGCAACGGATCTACTAGCTTGCGCTTGCGCTTACGCATTTCTTCTAATTGTTTAGCTAAGGCTTCCTCACGTTGAGCGACTACGTCTTCCGCTGCCTTAACTTCCATATCTTCAAGGTCGAGCATGACGCCTGTTTGCTCTTCCATATTCTCAACCATTTTCTGAGCGACTTCTGGAGTTTCACAAATCAAGTGAGCCGGCCGGCATAGTTCGTGGCGTTCAGTGTGCCAGAGGAAGTCAAGCAAAAGCAGTTCTTCTTTCCCTGGATGCAATCGAGTACCACGCCCTACCATCTGGCTATACAAGGCACGTACCTTAGTAGGTCTTAACACGACCACGCAATCTACTGACGGGCAGTCCCAACCTTCCGTCAATAACATCGAATTGCAAAGTACGTTGTAGCGGTCTTTCTCGAAGTCTTCTAAAATCTTTGCACGATCCTTGGACTCTCCATTGACTTCAGCAGCTTTAAAACCTTTTGAGTTAAGAATATCTCTAAATTTCTGTGAGGTCTTCACTAGTGGTAAGAACACGACTGTCTTTCGGTCTGCACATTGTTTGACCATTTCGTCCGCTATCTGTTCCAGATATGGGTCTAGTGCCGTCCCGACATCACTCGCCTTGAAATCACCCGCTGACATGCTGACATTTGATAAATCCAAGCTAAGTGGAATTGTTAAAGCTTTGATTTTTGATAGGTACCCTTCTTGAATAGCTTGGACTAGTGAATACTCATAAGCTAAGCTATCAAAATAAGAACCAAGATTCTTCATATCTCCACGGTCAGGCGTTGCAGTCACTCCCAATACATTCGACTGCTCAAAATAACCAAGTACACGTTGATAACCATCTGAAATAGCGTGATGGGCTTCGTCGACTACAATCGTATCGAACCAATCGGGAGGGAATTGACTAAGTCGTTTCTCTCTCTGCATGGTCTGGACTGATCCAACGACAACTCGATACCATGAACCGATAGAGGTATTTCCAGCTTTCTCTAGTGCTGTGCCAAGACCTGTCGCAGTCTTGAGCTTGTCGCTAGCTTGTTCCAAAAGTTCTGACCTATGAGCAAGGACAAGCACACGCTTGCCCTCTTTCACTTGGTCTTCAATAATTTTGGAGAAGACGATTGTCTTTCCACATCCTGTTGGCAATACTAAGAGCGTGCGCTTGCGACCTTTAGTCCATTCAGCTTGAACAGCTTCCCGTGCTTCCTGTTGATAAGGTCTTAATTGCATCCCTTACCTCCTAAAATTGACCGGCTTGGTATCCAGCTTGCCCCTGTGGTTGTCCAAAATTCTGCTGCGGTTGTTGGTAGCTTGCTTGTGGAGCTTGTCCTACTTGTTGGTTCAATACTTTTGTATAGTCCACATCTTCAGCATAAATCATACCTTTGACTTCGTTGTACTTGTTGCCGTTATATTCACGGACTCCTACTTTACATACGCCAGTTCGTCCTACGATTGCATTCCAATCCATACGCAATGGTTCGCCTTTACGTTTTTGACCAATAGCACCAAAGAACGCTGACAACATACCTTCTGTTGAGCTATGCAAGAATAAGTTGTGACGCAATTCTGTTTCACCTTCATTTGCTACGATTTGGATGTGGACGGTTGCTTTATTACATGCTGGCAATTTACCAGGGTTCTGTGGATTTGGTGTGTGACGTCCACGCTCGTAGCTCTTAACTGTGAAAGTGTATAAGCCTTCAGGCAGCAATGTGAATTCGGCGTCTTTTTGGATAGTGTCGTTCCAGTCGTATTCGCGGTCAAAGTTGTTAAATTGTTGTTGTGTCATGTTGTTTTTTCCTCTATTTTCTAAAATTTTTATTGTATTTTGCTATAATTTCTAATTCCCAAAACTTACACGGTAAAGGGTAATTCTGGATCAGCTCGGACTTGATTTTGGATAACTTCCATAGTCGCCTGCCAGTGTGCCACAATCATATCCCAATAATCAGGCGGGAAGTTTTCAATCGGAGTTCCTAGCGGGAAGTGTCCACGGATGTATGCGACTTTTTGAAGCTCTTCTTCTGTCACATTATTTTGAGACATGAGGTCAGTCAAGCTCTTTGGTAAGCTTGCATGATATTGTGCGGGCGCCGCTTGTTGTTCGACGGGAGCTTCATTTTGAGGCGTTTCACCAACCGTAGACATATCGAGAGGTAATTCCTCTTGGATTGGCTCTGGGGCTTGTGGTGCAGTTTGCTGAGGTTCTGGAGCAACTGCCTGAAGTTGTTCAACTTGTGGTTGTGGCGCTTGTACTTGTTGGCCAGCAAAGATATGAGCGATTCCAGCATAGTTGAACGGCATTTCATCTGGCAAACCGTGACGATTTTTGGCATCCCAAGCCGGTCGATGATTGGTATACATCACACGTTCACCGCCCTGGGGTTTCTTTTTACCGTTGTCAGTCGTCATGACTAAAGTTTTGTAGTTTGCAAACAGAACCATGTCTGCCCATTCTTTGACAAGCGGTGCCGTTTTAGAGCCTGTCTTTTGGCCAAGCTTCAATTCGTATCGGTCATAAGAGCCCATCTCGTCAGGCTGTTCAAACTTCTTGATTTGAGCGTGTGCAGTCAATACTACATTGATACCCATATCAACTAGATCAGATAAGGCATTTAAGAAACGCCCCATTTCTTCCTGGACATAAGTGTAACCCTTACCCCAACCAAAGTCTTCAATTCCTTGCTTTCCATGTTGCGAGCATACGTGAGCTACTGCCAATTGTTCTGCCCAGTCCACTGTGTCAACAATGAGTGTTTTACATTCTGTTGGATTTGCTTTGATAAATGCAATCTCATTGACTAACATAGTCCAGCTTGTCGGCTTGTCAAGTCGTGCCACATCCATGTTATCTGTTGAACCTTCCGTGTCGATAAAGACGGGATCTGGGAATTGACTTGCAAAGCTAGATTTGCCAATTCCTTCAGGACCGTAGATAACTACCTTTTGAGCTCGCGCCCGTTTTCCTCTAGTAATCTGCATGTTTAGTCATCCTCCATTTTGTCTTCAATAGCTTCAATCAGGGCTAAGATTTCTTTGAGACTTTTTTCTTTTTTGCTCAATTCTTTTGGTTCGCTTCCATCTAGCGCCTTGAGTTCATAAGTAGCTGTGACGATAATCGGTTCACATCCAAACGCATCGGCTAGTTTGCTAAAACGTTCATCCTCTTTGAAGTTTTTTTCAGGGATAACAGCAGCATCTTTCACCGAATCTGAAAATCTAGCAGAGTATGCAAATGTGTGTTTGTTATTCTTATAATCAACTAGATATCTTCCATCTTCTTTATTACGCAATGCAATAAATTTTTCTGTTTCTATCATTTTTGGTTCTCCTTTATTTTTTAAAATCCATTTTTCCATGTTTCGGGGATTTGTTTCGTCTCCGGTTTAACGCTATACCCGTCTTCAATCAGGATACTACATTCGTCTCCTGTTGATACTCTAGTAGCAATTGCTTGCAAGCCTTCTTGCTCAAGCCATGCTCCGAATTCTTGAAGAGTCAACTGATCCATTTGTTCCAGCTTATCAATCAGCACAAAACCACATTCTGGTTTCAATTTACGCACGATTGCAGTTGCTACTTGTAATTGCTGACTACCTGACATGTTATCCCATCGCTGACCGAGGTAGAGCAGTTCGCCATCATCCACTGACAACCCAGGCAACGGCAAGTCTGCGTTTGTGAGCAAGTCTGTCTTTTGCTTGCGGATGTCAGCAATGACGTTATCAAGTTCCTTGTACTGCTCGCGATAGCCTTTGGCATCTTCTTCGGCTTTATCTTTGTCAAGATTAGCACGAACTTTACGATTGATTTCGTCAATCTCTGCGATGCTCTTTTCGATTTCTTCAGTAGATTCATCGATAAGGTCCATGGCATCTGTATTCGCGATAGCCAAGTCTTGAGCCAACTGACTTTCTTTTTCTTTGGCATCGGCCAGTAGTTGTTCTAATCTATCTACTTCTGCAGCTGCTGAGTTGTGTTGATTTTTGATAGATACCAAATTCTGGCGCTTACGGGCATTCTCCCCATTTTTTGCAAGGATAGCTTGTTGTTGCTGAATGAGTTCGGCAATAGAAACCAACTCTTTCGGAGCGTCGGGGTAGTATGGTTGCTCTTTGGCAAACTTCTCCTTTTGGTCAGCAATCACACCAATTGCATGGCGCTCGTCATACTTGGCTTTTTCCTGCATTTCCAATTCAACCAACTGCGGGCCCACTCCGATAATTTGCAATAAAGTTTTTGCTTTCTCTTTACTAGTCTGCTCCATGAATTTTGGTAAGTTGATGGCCAACTCTTCTACGAAGCTATCAAGCAAGTTTTGACCAGCCTTGTTGCCACTTGGGTCAATAACCTTGAGAGTGCTATTCTTACCGCTTCGCTCCACAATCAATCCATTTGATAGCGTGATTTTTAAGCTAGGCGGGATTGTACTTCCTTCGCGTTGTGCTTGGCTAGGTTTAAACTTATTACCACCTAGCGCCCAAGCAATCGCGTCTAGTACGCTTGTTTTACCTTGGTTGTTATTTCCACCGACAATTGTCAAACCAGTCGCTGACGGTTCTAATTTAACCGCTTTAACGCGCTTGACGTTTTCGATTTCCAGTTTGTTGATCGTTACCATTTCATGCTCCTTGCTTTTGTTTCTTCGATAAACCAACAGGCGGTTGGGTATCGTATGTAGATTGTCTATCGCAGTTACGAATGTTCATACGTGCGATATTGTTGAATTGGTTTCTACCTTGCTGGTAGACTTCAATAATCATCTTGTCGTGTTCTT